TTCCAGACCAAAATAAATATTAATACATACATTAACAGGGGCCTCCAGCTCGATGCAAACCAGCCCGCTTTGGCTTCTGCCTCAATAATTTTTGCTGCAGCTTGTAACTCTTGTGTATTAGATTGTAATAATTGAGTTTGTAATTGTGCTTTTAATTTTTCTTGTAGGTCTTTATCAGGAACAGACTTTTCAATTGTGTTAAATAAGATTTTTGCGAGAGGTGCTACAGCTCCTAACATTTGAATCATAGCTTAATACCACTTCGCTGATCTTTTTTTCTCTGAAAGAATATTTCCTTGTCCTTGAACTACTTCAACTTGAGTTTCTTGAGGATTTGACATCTCAACATCAATTCCACCAAGTAAATTTCCTTGTTTGTCAGTAAATTTATCAAAATTTACTTCTTTAGATTTACCAATTTTTATATTTTTCTTTTTCATGCCTATTTATACCTCTTTTTTATTGATTTGGAAATCTATTTTTAAGCTTAGCAGCTAAAACAGTCTTCTCTAATGAAGTATTTGCTCTTAATTTAGCTAATTCTTCATTTTGTCTTAGTTTTCTATCATCTGTTGATTGATTCATCATTGTTTTCATCTTATCAAGGTTAATTCTTTCCTTGTTTTCTTGTTCTTTAGCAGCGTTTTCCTTTGCTCTAAGATCTAACTCTCGTGATCTTAGCATTGCAACTGGATCATTATCAATAACTGACATAATTTTGTTTTCTTCAGACATAAATTCTTCCATTGCTTCAGAAATAATTTTAGCTTTTCTGGCTTCAATTTGTTGTTGCATGTTTTGTGCTTGAGCTTGTACTTGTGGATTCTGCATCATTTGAGGATTTTGACTCATTTGAGCTACTTGAGCAATTTCATTTCTAAATTCAAGTTCAACTTGCTCTTGGCCCATTAAAGAAATGTGTTCAAAAATATTTTTCTCTAATGCAGCCATAACAACAGGTGCATTCTTTGCAAGATTAGTTGCCATAAAACTTAAATGCGCAACAATGTGTGCTCTATGGTTTTGTGCTGGAAACGCTTGAAATGATTTCCCTGCAAGAGCATCAATATGTTCTAACGCAGGGTCCTTTGGTGTGGGTTGATCTGGTTTTAATAAAATTCTATCTACATCTTTTATACCTAATGCTTCATACATAGTTCTATAAACTTGGTACATGTCATGAATTTGTGGATTTGACATTGCAAGTTGTAATTCTGTTTGTGCAATAGAAATTCTTTGTGTTTGTGAAAATATATTTGGATCTGCAACGGGAATAATATCTACTTTATCGTCAAAATCAGTTTGTTTAATTTGTCTTTGACCCCCCACAACTTCGTAAGGATATTCTGGTGGTAAATATAATTTAAATACATTTGCAAGTAATTTAAATTCTTGTTTCATCGCTGCGTAAACTCTTTTATGAATTGCAGACATCACACGCGAACCTCTTTCTAGCAAGGCCACGGTCGTACCCACTGCTGCTTGCTGATTCCCATCCCCCACTTGCATGTCCGCTATCGAAGCAAAGCGCTGACCTGCTTGAACTACGACCCCCATTAATGCTAATAAAGTTTGTGAAGGCTCCTTATAAGGCAGAGTCATAAATGCATCTCTTAAATTTCCACCTGGTGCATCCACATCTCTCCATTCACCTGGTTGAATTGATTGTGCATCATCTCTAATTCTAATTCCTCTTTGTTTAAATCCTGCTGGTAAATTAGATAAAGTTCCGGCGTCTAATAACTGTCTTAATGCTGATGTTGCAGTTCTCGATAAACCACCAATCATTTGAATTAATCCACTTCCATAAAATCCAAATCCCGGTAAAAATTTAAAATGTACAAAATATTGTATTTTTTGTTTTTTAAGATCTGTTTCTATATAATTACGTCTAATAGATAAAACCTCTCTTGATCCTTCTTCTAAAGTTACAATGTATGGAAGTTTAATTCCTGTGGGTTCTCCGTCTGAACCTTTATCTTCAAAACCTTCTAGATCTAAATTTACATGGCATTCTAATAAAGTAAAAACATCTTCACTGTAACTACTTTTTGTTACTCCCTCTAATTGTCTCTCTTTAGTTTTAACATTATTTTCTTCCGTTCCATCATCTGATGGTAATAATTCTATGTCTCTATAAAAACCTGCAACTTGTTGTTTTCTTAATTCGTTTCCAGATACTTTAATAACATGAATAACTGCTTCCGCATCATCTAAAGATGTTGCTGAATAAGGAACTACTAAATCTTCGGCTGCAACAAATTTAGAAACAGCTCTTCCTAATGTTTCATCATAATAAACTTTTTTAAAAGTTGAACCTGACAAAGGTAAATAAAATAACATTTGATCAAACTCTGGTTCATACTCTTGCATAATATCCATAATTTGATAATTCATAAATTCTTTAACTCGTTCTGATTGTTGTTCAATCTCAGGAGTTTGTAATCCTACTATTTGAGTTCGCACGGGTCCGCCAGCAGGAAGTAATTCTTTATATGCTAATGCTTGAAACTGAGTTACAGCTTCTGCTAATACGGGATGAGTTGCACCACTTGCTCCTTGAAATGGTTCTGTTCTTTGTTCATACTTAAATCCTAATAAATCTAAACCTTGAGTATATGCTTGTTCCCAGTCTCTTCTTGAATTTTTATAATCTTCAAAATTTTGATATAGTTCTGTGCCTAATAAATTTAAATCATTTTCATCAATGACTTCTGCAAGATTTGCACTAAATTCTGTTTGACCTGATAAATCTTTTGTTGGGTCAAAATTTACATCTACACTACCGTCTTCATTTTCAGTCACCTCTGTTGGTGATGTTGGCATTTGTTCTGTTTCGCTCAACATAACTTCAGTCTCCTGTTCAGGAGTCAAAGGTCTACTTATTGTTGGAATTGGTTTTTCTACTTCTGCCATTTATTATTTTCTCCGATTTAACTGTTCTAACAGTATTATAGTTAATATTCAAGCCTTGTGGATTAGGTCCTCGTAATGGTGGTATTGTTCTAGTTAGTCTTTTAATCATCTAATAATCCTTCATCTTTCATTCGGTCATATTCAATTTCTCCATCTCCATATCTATTTACAATATCCTCTGAAGGATTATCTTCTACAAATTTTCTTGCTCCAGTTCTTTGTTCAACTCTTTTTGGATGTATTCTTTTTCCTGTTCCAATTTTTTCAAGTTTTTCAAGATCACTTATTGTTTCATCAACTGACATAACTTCATAATCAATTTCAAAATTACCTGGATCACCGTAATCTGGTTTTGGTCTTTGTTCTACTACAGAAAAATCACCTGGATATTTTACTGGTTCTCCTGTTTCTACATTAATATCTGTTTTAGGTGGTCTATAATTTAAACTAAAAGGTGCATCAAAAGAACCTCCAAAAACATCTGCTTCTATTTCAATTCTTCCGTCTGGATACTCTGTCATTGTAATTGTTTCTATATTTTTTTTTTCAAATCCACTTCCTGATTTTCTAAATTTTGTAGTACCCTCTTCTGGCATAGGAAATTCTAACTTTTTAACTTTTACTATGTCTTCAACTCTTTCAGCTTTAGGAGATATATCAACTCCTTCATTCATTATTCTAGTAACAAGTGGATTAAACCAATCTGGCATACCTGAAACCTTAGGTAAAACTTTAGTTGCAACTTTTGCACCTGATAAAAGTTTTTTACCTTTCATTGCTTTAATAACAAATGGAGATGCAGCAGCTCCAGCTAAAAATCCTAAGAAGCCCCTTCTAGACAATTTAGGACCACCTCCTCCTTTACCTAAATAAATTCTTCCTCCGCTTGCGTATCTATTATATTCTCTAATGTAATCTATATAACCACCTTCTGCGGCTGAAACTTTATATTCACTTGGTAATTCTTCTGGAACTGTTTCAACAGGGTTTTTTATTTTTTCTAATGGAATATTTATTTTTTCCTCTTGAGCAAAAGCAGGATCTAATTCAGAACGTTTAAATGAACCTATATCTTTTTGAACATTTTCTAAAATTTTAGTTCTAGCTTGAAATAATTCAGGAACTCTTTCTCTATTTTGTGTATAAAAAGATTCAAGTGTTTTATTAAGATTTTCTTGATCTGCATTATTTAATTTTATACTATCATATTCTTCATAAAGTGATTTTATTTTATCTTGTATAGGTTTATTAAATTTTTCTGGATTTTTTAAATTAGCTTCTTTTCCATAACCCAAAAGTTCTTCGGCGGCATTTATTTTTTTACTAATTTCATTTTTATTTAAAATTTTTTCAATAGACCCTACATTAAAACCTTTTTCTTTTGCATGACCAATTAAATCAGTTTTAACACTTCCAACCAAAGATTCGGGCAATCCAAATCCTAATGTTGGAATATATCCTAATTCTCTTCCTGCTTGTTTTATATTTCCTTTCAACAATTCTTCACCCGCAAAATATGCGGGAAGACCCACTCCAACACCATATCCAAGAACTCTACCACCAGGAGTTCTACCAAATGCCATTAAATCATCAAAGGTTACTCCTGTAAATTTAATACCACTTCCTGCTTTATCTAAAATATTTTTTAAAAAAGATCCTTCTTCTCCCGCTGTTGTAATGGCCCTTCTTGCAACATTTAATTCTGCTTTTGATAAATTACCTTCTTCTAATTTTTTAAGACCTTTATTATAACAATCAGAACCTTCTGAAAAATTAACTCTACCACCAACTGCATACGTGGGACATCCTATTGAACCTATAAATTGAGATATTTTTTTAGGTGGAATATATTGAGAAGTGTCAGCTAATTTTGGTAAATTTAAATTCTCCAATGTTTTTTCTATATTTGGTAATCTTCCTGTTTTACTATCAATTGCAGATAATGCTTTTGCTCCAATATAAGTGCCATCTGGAACTTGTACTCTGTACCCTACAGAATCTAAATAATTATTTATTTCTTGTTTTTTTAAATCGTATTTTGAATCATCTTTAGTTCTTTCAAAAAAAGTTTCTATTTGTTTTATAAAACCTTGATTAAATTTTGAAGGACCTATATTTCTATTAACTGGGTATTCAATATTTCTTTTCTCTCCTTTTACTGCGGATGTATGAAACACATCAAAAAGCTTTCCTTCTTTTGCAAGATTTATATATTCACCTGAAGTTTTATATCTTGGAGTAAAATCTAAATCACCTTCTTTAGTTAAACTTACATCAATTAAAGATTTTAATTTTTCATTTTTTAAAAGCTCTTTAGGATTATTTTTAAAATAATTATTTAAAAGTTTTTTTTGGCTTTCTTGTCTTTTTAAAATATCTTTTTCTACATCAGATAAATATTTTCTTGACTCTTCTTTTCTTTCTAATCTTCTTAAACTAGTTTCCTCTGTTGATCCTTTTGGATATTTTAATCCATACTCATTTTTAAATCTTGCATTTAATCTTTCTACTCTAGCTATGTTTGTAGGATTATTACTTCCAAAATATTTTATAGCTAAATCTGAATTAGAAACACCTGCATCTGTTGCTTTAAAAGAACCCGAAGGATATTTA